GCGACGCCGACGCCGTGGCGGCTGTCATGGCGCACGAGACAGGCGAGCTGTCCTGCGGCTACACGTTCGATTTCGACCCCACGCCAGGTACTTCGCCCACCGGTGAAGCCTACGACGGCATTCAACGAAACATCCGCGGCAACCACATCGCAATTGTGAAAGCCGCACGCGGCGGGGCGACCTGCCGGATCGCAGACAACGACCCCACCAAGGAGCATCGCATGAGCACTCGAAAGCTGGCAGTGGATAGCGTGAGCTACGACCTGGACGAGCAGGCCGCAAGCCTCGTGGAATCACTCGTCAAGACCCGCGACGCCGCACTGTCGGACCTCGCTGGCCTCCAGACCAGCACCCGCACCGAGCTGACGGCCAAGGACGGCGAGATTACATCGCTGACCGAACGGTTGACCAAGCTGGTGGCCGACTCCGCCAAGGAAGTCTCGGCCGCGCAAGCCAAGGTGCCGACGGCCGAGCAGATTGACCTGCTGGTGGCCGAGCGGTCCAAGGTCGTGGGCGACGCCAAGCAGTTGAGCCCCGAGCTGAAGGTCGAGGGCAAGACGAATCACCAGGTGCGGATCACCGCCATCGGTGACGCCGCAGCCAAGAGCGCCACCGCCAAGGTGATGGTCGATGCCGTGTTCGGCGCCGACGGCATCGATAAGGCCGACGAGTCGACCGTGCGCGCGACCTTCTCGGCTCTGGTGGCCAGCACGGCCCAGGACGCCGCCGCCCGTGCCGCCGGCGATGAAGCCGTCAGCAACGCGCTTCTCGGCAAGAAGACCGGCGCCGATAGCGCCGCAGCCGGCCCAAAGATGTCAGGTCGCGACGAGTGGATCGCGAAGCAGCAGTGCAAGTAACCCCCCACTGAGAAACCAAGGAGAACAACCATGTCAGCACCATCTCTAGCAACTCCCGGTGGGCTCGTTCGCGCCGCCGGCTTCGAGGGAGAACTCGCGACTCTCGACTTCGACATCACGGAATCGCGGAAGAACGAATCCGCCACCGCCATCCTGTTCGGGCGGGCCGTGGCGCGCGGGGCATCGGGCGGCTGCAAGCCCCCGGCGGCCTCTACCGACATCATCATCGGTCTGAGCCGACGTGCGCCCGTCACAGCGCCGGCGCTTGCGAGCGACAATTCCACCGTCAACTATCCGCAGAACACACTGGTGCCGGTCCTGAAGGACGGCTTCATGTACTGCATCCCCACCGAGGACGTGCGGGACGGCGATCAGGTGCTGTGCTCGGCTGACGGACTCGGCACCCTCATGGGAACCAAGGGCGGCGTCGCCAGTTCAACCCGTCTCGTCGTGACGGGCGCCGTTTGGCAGGCGGACGTGGAAGCCACTACCAACGTCATCTCGGCCAACACCATCGGAATCGTCCGCATCTCTGGCCCGGCCGAAATCGCCACCATCACCACTTAACCACCAAGGGAAACAGGAGAAATAAACCATGGATACTCTCAAGCAAATCACCCTCGGTGATGGCCGCACGGTCGAGGTGGCGGCCAAGCGCTACCAGGCGTGGGACTCGTTCGTTCGAGCCTACAAGGACAACATCTTCGCAGGAGACGCGGGCGACGGCGCCCTGTCGTTCTTCATCTCGCAGATGACGTTCCTGGAAGAGACCACGTTCAAGCGGCAATACATCCCGACTCAGGCCGAAGACCTGGTCCCGATGGACTTCCGCGGCGGTGACCACATCACGAGCGTCACGTATCGCGTGTCGGATGCAACGGGTATCGGTCGTCGCAAGGCTGCCGGTTCGACACAGGTCCACACCGCCGACGTGGCCTACACGCTCAAGACGTTCCCGGTTGTTCCTGGCGAGCAGGGCTACCAGTACAACACCGAGGAACTCCGTCAGAGTGCCTACCTGCGCATCCCCCTGAATGAGGATCGCATGGTGGAGTCCGTCGAGGCGTACCGTCGGCACATCAACCAGGTGGCGCTGTACGGTGAGGCCGAGTTGACTGGGTTGTTCAACAACGCCACCGTCAGCCACACGGCCGTGTCGCCCTTCACTGGCGGTTGGGCCTCCGCCACCGCGACTCCCAACACCATCCTGTCTGACGTCAATTTGGCGATCAACAAGGTGTGGACGGCGTCGGGCTTCAACGACTGGCCCACTCACTGCGTGGCGCCGCCGGCTGCGTATCAGGCACTCGTGGGGACGCAACTTCCCCACACCAACACCAGCATCCTGAAGTTCTTGCTCGAGAACAACCTGTGCGCGCAGAACGGGAGGCCGTTCCAAATCGTTGCGGGCTACGGGCTCGACAACGGTGCCACCTACAACGCCACCAACGCCAGCTCGACGGCCGGCAGCGGCGGCGGCTTCACCCGAGCGGTCTACTACGTCAAGAACCCCCTGCGGGTCGTGATGGAGATTCCGCTGCCCCAGCGCTTCCTGGCGCCCCAGCTCGTCAACTTCGACGTGAAGGTGCCGGGCGAGTACAAGTACAGCGGCGTCGAGGTCCGATATCCGTCCTCGATGCTCTATCAGGACGGCGTGTAACCCAGGGGCGGCCCATGACGCCGTCCGCGTTCTTGGCACTATTCCCGCAGTTTCAAGCGTTGGAAACAGCGGACCCCGGCACGATTCAGGGCTACCTGGACCGTGCTGGGCCGTACTTCGACGTTTCCCGCTGGGGTGCCTTCTACACGGACGGCCTCGCGAACTGGACCGCACACACGTTGACCATGGACCAAGCAGAGCAAGCACAGTTCGCGCTGGCGCCATCGGCGCTGGTAGCGGGCGACGTGACGACCAAGACGGTCGGGCGCGAGACCATCTCGCGTGACGGGACTCTGCTGGGTCGTGAGATGACGGACCCGATGCTCAAGACGACCTACGGCCAGCGTTACGTGAAGCTGCGGCGCTTGGTGGGACTAGGTGGGGCCGCCGTATGAGCAAAGATCGCAAGCTTTCGCAAGTTCCCGCTCGGGCGGTGCAGACTCCTACTCCTTCGTCGGCGGTCTCTCCATTCGTTTTTCCACCTGCACCGCCCGAGCGTTTGACTTTCAGCCTTGCGCCGAAGCTCGCGGCCATCGGGGGCAGCCGGTGAGCGTCTCCATGCACATGACGGGCGGTGACCTGCCGGGCCTCACGCGGTTGTGGCAGCGCATGCAGGATTGCAACAAGGGCGTGCTGGTGGGCGTGCCTGAGGGCGCGAAGGCGAAGCAGCGGGTCAAAAAGGCCGGCTCACCTGACAGGATTGTCGAAAGTGGTACTGCCCTGGCGATGGTGGCGGCCGTCCACGAGTTCGGATCTCCTGAGCAAGGTATCCCAGAGCGTTCGTTTCTTCGCGGTGGCATTCGCGAGGGCGTGCCGAAGTTCAATCGGCTCAACGAGGCAAACCTGCGGGCCGTGGTGCTGGGTAGCAAGACGGTCGACCAGTCGCTCGACATGCTGGGCGTGGTGGCGACCGGAGAGGTCAAGCGCAAGATTCGCCAGGGGCCATTCGAGCCGCTGAAGCAGTCGACCATCGACCGCAAGGGCAGCTCGAAGCCGCTCATCGACACCGGGCAACTGATTCAGTCCATTACCTACGTGCGCGAGGGTGAACAGTCCGCCAACGCGAGGGTCATCGAATGATTAGCGTCGCCGAACTCGCCTATGACCCGGATTTCGTCCAGACCATCACGAGGTTTCGGGCCATCACGACGCTTGGCCAGGAAGGCGTAGCGAGCAATACCTACTCGACCGCCTCAGTTGTCGGCTGCGTTCAGCCTCCCAGCGACGACGATGCGAAGTTGCTGCCCGAGGGCGTGCGTCTGTCTGACTGCATGGCGTTCTACACACTCGACGACGTGAGCGCGGGCGACGGTGCGAGCCAGCTCCCCGACATCTTGCAGGTGAGCGGGAAGAACTACCGCATCCTCAGCATCGACAACTACGCCAGCAAGGGTTACTCGCGCTTCATCGCTCATCGCTACCCCCCTGGCGCTATCCCGGTGGGGCCATGAGTATCAATAACTTCACCGACGCTTGCGCGTACCTGGTGCGGTATCTGGTGCGCTCGGCCTACGGAATGCCAGCCAACAGTGTGCGGCCGAGTGACCAGCCCTACCCGACGGGCGTGGAGGGCGGCGAGTTCGCGACCGTCAAGATCATCTCGCAGGACGCGGATTTCGGTTCGTGGGCACTGGAATACACGCCCGGCACGGCCTCGTCCGTGACTCAGAATCTGGACAACCTTTACACGTTCGTGGCGTCGATTCAGTTCTTCCGCCATGCAGTCCCGAGCCAGGGCACACAGACGATTGACGGCGCGGGGCTTTCTCCCTTCGGTCTAGGTGCCTTCGACAAGGCGGCCCGCATCGGCGCGATGCTGTCGACCGAACCCATGCTGCAGCTCATGGAGACGATGGGGCTGGGGCTCAACACCGACGGCATTGGTCGCGCCCGAAACGTCTCGGCCCTCATTGACGGCGCCGTCTGGGATGACCGCGGGTCAGTCGACGTCGAGTTCGTGATCGTGAATCGTGAGAGCGTCAGCGTCGCGACAATGGCGCTCATGAGCGGAAGCCTGAAATTCGCTGGTTCTTCGGGACTCATCACACAACCAATAGGGGTAACCTCACCATGAGTACACAATCTCTGAATCTCATTGTCCCGATGACGTTGCAGTTGTCGGCGACGCCGCAACAGGCGCCAAACTTCAGTGTTGGCCTGGTCGTCACGACCATCCAGGCACTGCCCAGCAACTGGACTACAGGCCAGCGGACGGCGTCCTACTCGACCGTCGCCGCCATCACGACGGACTTCGGATCCGACACTGCCTTGCAGAATTTCGCCGCGGCCTACTTCGGTCAGACGCCCGCGCCCGCGACTCTCAAGGTTGGGTTGTATCTGACGGGCGACGCCAACATCACCGCTGCCATGACGGCCATTCTCAACTACGATCCGGGGTTCTACGGGGTCGCGTGTGAGCCGGCCACCACGGCAGCGAACGTCAAGCTGGTGGCGGCATGGTGCCAGGCCAACGGTATGCGGTTCTTCTTCGTCACCCAGGAGACGGACTGCCTCGCGCCGGGAAGCCCGCCCACCAACCTATTGGCCTTTCTGAGCGGCTACACCGGCGTCACCAACGGCGTCAGCACCCCGCGGGCCTGTGGCATCTACACGTCGGCCGCCAGCGACGCGAACGCCTGCGGGCATGCGGGCCTGATGGCCCTCTACATGACCACGCAGTACACACAGCCGAATGGTCTCAAGACCGGCATGTTCAAGACGCTGTACGGCGTCTCCAGCTCGGCCATGACCCAGGCGCAGATGGGCGTCATCTGCGGCCCCTCTTCGAACATCCCCGGCGTCACTACCGGGTTCAACGGCAACGTGTACCAGACCTTCGGGACGACCTCCATGCTGGCCTTCGGCGTAGCGTCTGACGGCAAGTGGGAAGACGAAGGGTGCGCGCTCGATTGGCTGCTAGCCAACCTCCAGACCGGCATCTTCAATGTAATGCAACAGGTTCCTGGCAAGGTTCCCCTCACGGACGTCGGCACCCAGATGATCATCCAGGGCATGCTGCCGACGCTCGCGCAGGCGCGCAGCAACGGGCTTTGCGCTCCCGGCGCGTGGAACTATCAGGGCTTCGGCAACATCAGCACCGGCGACATCCTGGCGGACGGCTACTACGTCTACGGCGCGCCCGTCTCGACTCTCACGACTGCACAGCGGGCGGCCCGTCAGGCGCCGGCCATCACCATTGCGATGGTGGGCGCCGGCGCCCTCCAGTACGTCGCACCAACCATCATCTTCCAGCGATAGGAGACCACCATGCGGTTTTATGATTGGCGAAAGAACCACCTCCTGATCAACGGAGTGGAAGTCACGGGATGGGCGACGGGCGACGACGTGCTGAAGATCGAACGCATGTCACCCGCGGCCGAGAGCGAAGCGGGCGTCGACGGCAATGTGGTGGTGAGCCTCAATGCCGACAAGCGGGTCAAGATGACGATCAAGCTCATGCAGACCAGCCCGAGCAACGGCCTACTGAGCAAGCTGTCAGCCGCCCAGGACCGACTCGATACCCTGGTGCCTGTCTCTGCCCTCTGGCAGGACAGCTACCGAAACGACAGCGCCACCACGACGCTCGGCTACATCGAGAAGCACGCCGACATCAACCGCGGTGGCAAAGCCAACGTGGCCGAGTGGGTGATGGTGTTCGCCAACGGGCTGGAGCTGCTGGGCGCGCCGACCTTCGCGGGTCTCGCGACACTGGCCGCCGAATCGCTGGGGGCCTAACCGATGGCGCTGCAAAAGACCATTGGCGGGCGGCTCTTCTCCATCAGCCGCTGTTCGGCCATCGAGGCACTCGACTTGGAGCTGGCTCTCGGCAACGCCCAAGTGTCGGAGGGATTGGGCGGCGTGTGCGGGAAGCTCACGCACGGTGAACTAGTTCGTCTGATGACCATGGTATTCAACCACTGCTCATGTGAAGGCGCGACAATCACAGACCTCAACGTGACGTTCGCCGACCGTCCGCGAGACATCTGGGAGGCGTTCATGGCGGCGGTTGAACACAACGTCAGCCCTTTAGGCGAAGGAAGCCCTACTGCTTCGAGCGCAGCGACTCAACCGAAAACATAGAACCCGTCAAGTCCGACAACGTGGACTGGCGAATCTGGAGGCCGGTGATGCGAGACCCAAAGCTTTGCGAATACTGGCAGCTCGCGGAGACAGGGCCTCGCACGTATGACCTCGCGTGGCTACTGAACGCCCACGAGGCCATGGATATGGAAGAGGAAATGCAGCGACGGGCTAAAGCCGCGAGGAAGCAAGACTAGATGGCGACAGTGATTGATAGCCTGCTCGTGCGCTTGGGTTTCGACGTTGACCCGAAGGGCATGGAGGGGTTTGCCCAAAAGATCCAGAGTCTCAGAACCGGCATGATGGCGATGGGAGCTGCGGCGGTGGGTGGCATCTACGGGATTGAACGCCTCGTGCGTGGCACATCCGAGCGGATGGGAGGCATCGCAGAGTTTTCCGAGCAGATGGGGCTGTCGTCTCGGTCGGTGGCGGCGCTCGGAAAGGTGGCGCGCGAGAACGGCGGAAGTCTCGAAGGTATGGAGCAGGG